CGTAAATCATTTTTGTGGTGAAGATAACTTTAATCATTAGCCTTACCAAAACAGAATTCAATCGCCCCTTAAATGTAAGAATATGGCAGATAAGCAAGATATTAGAGAGAATGCGATGAGTGGTGGAACACCTACAAGATTACGTGGACTGGCGGCAAACGGCAACAGTATATCACCAACATTGGAAGAGGTAATGAACGCAATGGGAATATATACCTATAGCTTTACATTGGCGGCAAAAGAGGAAAAAGACCTTGGCGACTTGGGGTACGGTATGTATTTGCTTGCATCCCCCAACAATGCAGCAACTGCTATATTTGCTTTTGGTTCCTATTCAAAAGGTTTTGTGTCAGATGCAGGTTCAAATTTTTACTGTGATTATACAGATGGGACTAAAGGTGTTGCTTTCGGTCGAAAAACGACAAATGGTAGCTTTTTTATCAAAAACAACAGAAGCACTGAAACATACATAGTTTTAAAAAGGATTGGTACCTTATGATAGTGGTTCTGCAAGCCATGTGGATTTTCATTCTGGTTATGCCCGTTCCGGCCATCTCGGTCAGAACGGGCAGAATACTTCTTGTCAATGCAGTCCATTCATGGGGTAGACTGCATAAAACCTAAACACTTAACTGGAATAATTGGCGGCATTACCCACCAAAAGCATCCGATCTTCACAGACCGAGAATACTTTCATTATTCCAAAGAATAAAATAGTATTAGTTAAGTAGTATATCGGCTAACTATACAAAGTTACAGTATTTAGTCGGAAACAGCAACCATCTAAGTAAAAACATCCCGATACTTCACAGACCGGGATGCAATGCCAAACAAAGAGAGTTTCCGAATGAAAATCAATATGAACAAAATGTCTTTAAACCTTAATGCAACTAATACCTATTGTCTAACCATAACAACTACAAGTTACTGATAACTTTTAAGACATAAACCATAGTACAAAATTGATACCAGAATGATTGCGCAACAATATTGCATTCATTTTCATTAATATAAGGCAAAATCCTCTTTTAACAATACTGTGGAATATTGTGGAGTGCTCCACGGTATTGTGGAATAATTCCACAGTTTTAAGTAAGAGTTACTGACTTCCATTCGCTCCAATTCCCATTCCAGCATCGTCTTACATACATTCCTATCATATTTTCTGGGACAGCTATTTGATACAAAAACACTCCTTCTGTTATATATTTTGCTCTATGATTTGAGTATATGCCAAAAATAGTATCTGATGAAATGGGTGGATGATTAATAGTATCAGCGTTAAACATGCCAGAAATTCCATAATCTGTTTCGTTATTCAAATCTGCAGCATATCCTTTACCGAAAGTTTCTGCCACCTCTTGAATTGTCGGTGATATACTGTTGCCGTTTGCCGCCAGTCCACGCAGCCGTGCCGGAGTTCCACCACTCATCGTATTTTCTCTAATATCTTGCTTCTCTGCCATACTTAATACATTTAAGGGGCATAATTTCCGGATGGAAATATTACCCGATTTAACATTTTAATAATTAACTCGTTTTGTAAATTATAAATCAAATTTTTCCGTAATATCTGAAGAACTCAAAAGGAGTTCTCACATCCAGATAACCGTCTACCTCTTCGTTAGCTTCCGCTTCCATCTCAAACGCGGAATTGCCGTAAGCCTTATCACCTACATTTATCCAACACCGGTTACGGCATAAGTGATAAACGTATGAAATCGCATACTCCAACCCATACTGAAGGTAGAACCACAACGGGCAAAGTAGATATACCCATAAGTTGAATCCGGTAAACAGCATGATTACCGTCAGCAGCACAGCCGAAGCAATCATACATTCTTCCCATTGGCGCACATGAATCGCCTCATGGTTAAGTGTACTCTGCTTCATCTCCTCCTTGCTTTTCTTGGTGAAGACGAAGCATCCCAATGTGATGGTGCTGTAACCCTGCCACAGCAGCCATTTCGCTAACTTGCTTTCATAAAAAACTTTCATACATCTTTCCATTTATATTAGTTTGTTAATTAACCGGGTTTTCGTAATCATGGTCACCCAAATCAGCATACGAATACGAAATGCCATTTTTATTGGTTGAAATCCAGACTCCTCCCAATGATATGAATTCATAAACACCAGGCTCTGTGATATGAGCTTTATTGCAATAATGGTATTGACCGTCAACCAACTCCATATCATTAAATCCGTCCGATGTCACAACTGACACATAGCCATATGTGCTCCCTGAAGAATTATTATATATGATCAAGGATATTTTCATACCCACACATTGGGCAGAGCTGGGAAGCATGTATTCACTTTGGCCTATTCTACTGGGACGCCCATTGCCAAAATCCGAACCAAAATTGGGGTTCAGGTAAAAGTAGCCTTCATTGGAACTAAACCCATGTATCTTTATGAATGCCGCTGTCGCTGTAATTTTTCCTTGAACATTGACTTCTCCAGTCTCACCATCAATGCTACAAGTGACATTTCCATTCTTATCCCTTGCCAATACGTTCTGTACCACCAAATCATCCACAAGGATTTCATCAGCACGTATTTTTCTCGCTAAAGCCATATCCATAGCTACAAACATAAACTGCTGTGCCGCCTCCCAATTCGCATCACCGTCTATCGAGGTGGGTGCGACAGTGACCGACGTACCGTAAGCCCGTACCCGAAACGGAATGGTTCGATTGTTGAATGTGGCCAGTACGATGTCATGGTAATCTTCATTCCAGACATATGTGTTGCCTTTGGCGAAAAAACCTCTCGGACGCGGCTCGCTGGCGTCTCGTCCGCTTGCTCCGTCATAGCTGACACCCACTGATATCTCCGCAATGAAACTGTCATTCCATGCCGAAGCGTCAGCCTGGCTCTGGTAACAGCGGACTGAAAACGTTGAATACCCTGCAGAAGCGTTGACCGTAATCTCGGAAGCCCTCGAAGGCCCTGCGATGGCGCTCCATATCCCGTTGCTGTACCCCCGTGCGGTCAGATATCCGTCCGGATAAGTCAATGTGGCGCTACCAAGCGTCCGCTTGGCATAGACGCGGAAAGCTGAAGGAACAAGCGAACCGGCATTGCTCACCCGTATATTGCTGCATGTACTGATGAGATAGACCATGCCGCCGTCTGATGTCAGTTGTTCCCATTCGTCGGTGTTCACTTCTTCGGTAATAATATAACCGTAGGACTTGCCGCCGTTCTGGGTCTGAGTGATTCGCCTCCCGTCATGAGTTGTCTGAGTCCATAGAGGTGGATTCGAAGTGTCAACCTTTGAGAGCCAGGAGCGACTCCCCATCGTACAGATGGTGAGCTTTTTGTATGGAGTATTAGCCGTGCGCCACTCACCGCCAGCCTTGACGGATTCGCCGTCACCGCCAGGTTTTCCTGGATTACCGTCGTTGCCGTCCACAACCATGGGTATAGTTTCCCGGTCCACGACCTGCCCACCCACGTAGAACACGAACTGCAGCTGCGTCGTGAAGTTCTTCGGGGAAATGGCCGTGCCGTTCTGTATCTCGACCTCCGAACCACCGTCCTTACTGTATTTCAGCACACCGTCAGTCGTGATGGAAGTGGTACCGCCTACAGACTTGGTGCGTGTGCATGACACGCTTGCCACACTGTAGGTACCATCCTTCCGCTTGCTTACTGAAGATACGGAAGGCACCAGCCTATAGAGTATCGCATCACTGCCCGGATTACCGGCACGTACACCGGCAATGGTGAACACCAGCTCACGGCTTATATCCGTATCCTGTACCGTAGCCGTAACGGTTATCCTGACCTCTGAGCGTGCAGGCATCGAAATGCCGGAAGCCACGGTAAACGCTATCACACCCGTATTGACATTGTAGCTTTCCGTGACACCGGCAGGCGTCACGCATGAGATGGACTTGAGCTGTAGCTTCTTCGTACCATACCACATGCCGACGGTTGTATTGAGCACGGATTGCGAAACAGTCTTTCCCTCGTATGTCAACGCCACACTCTCCATCTCATTGTCGAAATCGGCTACAATGGCCGACTCACCGTCAAAGCCCCATTTGGCCCAGATGGCGGCCGGACTGAACGCGCTCCATACACCGTCCTTCTTAGTTCGGCAGCAAGCCCACTCGTATGGCAGGCTCTCGCTCACCCCAATCGGGTCATCATGCCAGCCGGACGGCACATAGTCATCCACCTGTGATGTGGCAGGGGTTGCCGGAGCGATATTTTCCGCAGTATGCTTAAAAATCCATTCATAATCCCTACCGTCACGCCCGTCCTGGCCGTTCTCCACCAGCAGCTCATACTCAGCGGTATTCAAGTCCCCGGTAATGGTATAACCGTAGGACTTGCCGCCGTTCTGGGTCTGCAGGATACGGCGCCCCTCATTGGTCGTCTGAGTCCACATCGGAGGATTGTCGGTACCATCAGGAGCGACACATAAAAACACACGTCCGGCCATCTTGGTAATACCCATGTAAGGTATATGCTTTCCGGTTTCCCATTCACCGCAATTGGTAATGCTTGTACCGTCTGCACCCTTGCTGCCAGTCACACAGATGGCGTTCGTTGTGGTGGAAGTATCGTCAGTGAAGACTATCCTTGTCCGGGTCCAGATATACCAGCCGTTTTTCCACGCCGGAGAGTCTGTCTGCCACTCGCCTCCGGTTGTGGTGGCCGATGAAGAGGAAAGGTAGTATTCCTCCGTGATGGACTTGATGCCCTTGCCGTCAGCTCCCTGCCCACCACTGATACAAGCCGCTTGGGTGTACTTGACTTCGTCATCAGAATAGACAATCTTCGTCCGGGACCAGATATACTTGCCGGCTTCCCATTCAGGGGAGGTAGTCTGCCAACCGTCCACCGGGGCAATGACATTCGACACCGATATCGCGTATTCCACATCGGTAGACTTGATACCCTTGCCGCTTTCTCCCTTGGCCGCATATTTCAACCAATCAGCATTGCCGTCTGCCGGTTCTGTAGACGTGCCTTTCTCATTGACACATATCCAGGAGCTGCCGTTATGCGTCACCTCATCGTAATAGGCATACTTCTCACCCTTTTTCCACGTCCCCTTGAATAGCGGCACCCGGAAAGCCTCGCCGGTGATGTCATCCACCTGGAATATCTTGCCGGACATGATGACGTGGCGAAAAACTGCCGAGTAGTTGTCAGCCGGAATGCCATGTACGGTACGGCCTTTCTTCTTGCCAATCCACGACATCTCTTGTGCAGGCTCGACATCCCATGTATTAGCGTGGTCGAAGAAAGTAATACAGTTGTTGCCGTTAACCGTATCAATCAGGATGTACGTCTGCCTATCCTCATCTGTAAAGTTACCCGTCTGGGCAAGTACCATAGATTCCCCAGGCTTCCAGTCAGTACCTGGCTTCGGCGTCATGACGAATGTCTTGGCAGTGTAATCGGCGGAAGTCACCCGGAACTTCATCTCCTCGAACCCCTGCAACTTGCCTTCAGGTGACTTGGTGACGAAGTAGGTGGTCAGAATGTCATCGACAAACTGGCTCAGTCCATCGGCATCCGTCAAATCGGGTGTAATCGTATAGCTACCGTCACCGTTGTCGCTCCATTCCTTGACCGTACATCCACCTCCGGGAGAGGCGCACATCCTGCCTTTGAAATAGGTCACACGGTTATAGGCAATCTCCGGAACAAACACACGTTTGCGGAATATGCCCTCTTCCATTTCAAGGATGCCATTCTTGTCGATGCACCCTCCGGAAATACCAGTGATGAACTCGCCGAACTTGACCCAATCTCCGAAGGTTATGGGGAAGGGAGTGCCGTCAGCCTGGTCTTTTCGAAGGAACATAGCCAAGGAACGCAAAGCCGAAAACACGTTATTATCCGTGGCCGGTGTAGAGTCATTCCTTCTTATCACATACACGCCACTACTACCGCTGCCCGTATAGGTCTGTCCCTTCAGAGTAAGGCTCTCAACCTTCTCCTCCAGCTCCCCAATACGGGAATAGGCAGCGGTTTCCCCGACAGTATATATAGGGGAATCATAAGGCAGGTCAAGATTGAATTCAAATCCGATAATCCTTGACTGCCTTCCGTTCTCGAAATAGGCCTTGTTGATAAGGTTGACCTTTTGACCGATGCTGTAGAGGTTGTGAATGCCGTCCTCACTGTATGCGACATCCGACATCATCTTACAGTTATATGTAGAAGGGTCTATCTTAGACTTGGCAACGTACTTATCGGCTTTGTCCTTTAATTCCAACTGTGCTTCTGCTACCAGCCCCATTTCAGTTATCTTCATGGAATTCCAGCCTGATAAGATGTAAGTATCACCATTTTCGGGGATAAGCGCTCCATCTGGAAGCGGTCTGCCGTAGTCCTCATTCCTGACTATCTCCCAAAGCTGTGCCTCAGGGTTCCAGCCACCATTCCCCAGTTTCTCCGGCTTTCCCTCAGGGTCGAATGTCACAGCGAATTCCATACCATTCAACTTGCCGGATTGGAAAGTGATTTTCAATTCCTTGCCGGGAAGGATATAGTCCTTTGAGAAGGTAATGCCAGTATCCTTGAAGCGGTAGGCATTCCACTTCTTTTCAGTGGTAGTCCCGTCGGCATTTTCTATTTTGTCAGTGTATTCCTTGATGGTAATGTCCGACATCGTGCCGACCCTTCGGGGATAGACATCATCGAAGATAACCACTTGTTCAATGGCTTCCTCGGTGGTCATATCGGGATAAGCGTCTATATACGGAGTTCCTTCGGGCAACATTAAGCGTTTTTGCACCACGCCGTTCAGCACTACAGTCTCATCAACGGGGCGGTAGTCAGATGGGATATTCTTTGTTGAGCCGAAAGCATAGATACGGGTGGCGTAGGTGGACCGGGATTCTGATCGTGGCATTTCCTGCACGTTTTTCCCAATCTCGAAATCCACCGCATCGCCAGACTCACAACGTCCGAAATGGATGATGTTTTCAGTCACCCAGCATTCGCAATCCCATTTCTTTGCCATAGAGAAGCAGGCGTCAAGGATGTTGATGTTGTCATAAGTCATCAGTAGCGCCTTATTCTCTACAGTGCTGTCAATGGAGAAAACAAAATCTTGTCCTTTGTATTTGTAACCAAGAGCTTTTAAATTTCTAAGGACTATACCGGCTTGAACATCAAGTGAAGCGGTGAGATTCCAGGACGCTTCCTGCCCGGCCACTTCGGGGGTATATTTAAAGATTTTGTTTTTCCATTTCCAGTAGTGGGCGTCAAGCTGCAACTCATAGTCGTAGCCTGCGTTATCGGTGTTGAATACCGGCTTCTGCAAGTCGCACACCTCGAACAGCCCGAAGTCGCACTCCACGTATGAACCAAGTTTGAAGAATATAGGACTCTCCAAGGAGAACTTTAACGTGATGTAGTCCTCCTTCATAAGAGTAAACTTACGCTTGCAGCCTTCATTGGGAAGGGTAGTAAGCAGGATAGCACCGGATATGTCTTTGATGTCGATTTGTTCCACGTCTTCAAAGTTCGGAGATAAAAAAAAGAGTGCCCAATTTTGAGCACTCATATACGCAACAATCTCTCTATTGTTGGAATTTAATTTCTGTTTGCCGGATTCGGTTCGTTGAACTTGGCTGAAATTTTTCCGAAAGTTCGGTCTAAACTCTGTGCGTAAGTGACACTCTTGCCAGTATAAATAAGATGGTAAACTTCGCTACTATTAGCCGGAACTTGAATATCAATCTTGCCTTTATAAAGCTCATCGAAGAAAGCTTTTTTCTTTAATTGATAATCGGACTGGGAATTTCCTTCAATTGTAAAAGAAAGTGTTATTTCCCTCTCATCGACTTTAGGATTATTGATTATCACACGTTTTCCATGTTCTAACCGGGACTTATTCTCTATAAATTCTTTCATGGGTGATGATGCACCAAGTACATCAAGAAAGCCCTCTCCTATTCTTACCCCCCATGTTGTGTAGGCGTCTTGGGTATTTATCAATAAATCTGACATAGTTTATAATTTAGATGTATTGTTTTTCACTTCTGCCATATCTTTCTGAATTTGAATGATTGGTTTTACAATAGCTCCTGTATTTTCCGAAATCTGTACTAATTCAAGATAAGATTGTGCTATCAAATCTCGCGTATCATCAGCGATATTCCTTGTTTCCGTATTTATGGAAAGTAGAGCATCAGCTTTTACTGTTAGTAAATTAAGCGATTGAGATTGAATGATATTTTGATTCTTTATCTCTTCTCCTGCTATCTGCAGAGCAGTAAACCTACCGCTTAATTCTCCTGCATCTTCATGTGTCATTTCAGTACCGAACCCTCTGGAAGTTGAAGACTGGGATGTTGATTCTTGCGAAATCTTGTCATATCCGGTGGCTGCGGCAAGCTCGTCACGAAGCTTCATCGCTTCTTCAATGTAACCCATATACTCGCTGTTCAATGCATTTCTTTCGGATTCCGTCAAAGAACCATCCTCCATACCCTTTGCAAACTTCTCATACCACTTCTTTAGCTTGTCCTGATAAAGTGTTCCTATCTGCTCGGAGAGCATAGCTTGCATGAAGTATTCCGAAATGTCTTCGGCTGCATCTTTGGACGATGCTTTCATGTCCATAAGGGTATCTATGAAATTACTGTACACACCATCGAATGTAGTCTGTGTAAGCTGCTCGTTTATCTGATTATGGATTTCCTCAATACGTTCCTCCCCCTCGATAATCTTATCAAGATAATCTCTCACATCGCCATCTAATTTAGCCCAAAAAGTAGGCGCTTCTGACTTTAGTTTCTCCAACTGTTCAGTAGTCAGGTCAAACAATCCCGTCATGCGTCCGGTACCTATAAAATCCTTGGCGTCTTTGACAGACATGTCGAGCGCTCTGGCGATGTCCTGCCAGTCGCTTGACGAGGTGTTCTTTGCCATGCGCTTGCCAATGGAATGAGAACCGGCAGACGCACCGGAGTTTAATCGTTCACGCCCAAGTATTCTGTACGCCTCAATGCTTTTGTTGACAAGTTCAAGAGCCTCTTTGCCTACCTTGTCCGCTTCTGCTCCGTAGGATGTGTTGATGTACTCCAGCTTCTTGTCTATCAGCTCATCCCATATCTCATTGAGTTTGTTATATTCCTCGACCATCTCGTTATAGTGGGAATAATCGGCACCGAACATCCCATCCAACGCAGACACTACAGCGGAAATTCCAGAAACTGCACTCATTGCGCCTCCGACAATATCACCCGACATGATTTGCCCGACCCCGGATGCCGTTTGTCCTAAGCCGCCAAGCGCATCAATGGCGCTTGTTATCTTACTGTCGTCAAATCCGAATATGTCGGCGATACTTGAGCCGAACTCATTCAATGCAGGGGCAAAAGACGTCACAGCATTTCCTATATCGGTGATTCCTTGACCGGTTTTCTTGGAATCGTTGCCGCCCTTTTTTATGGCTTCTATCCCTTTCTCCAAGTCAGAGACGAAAGCCTGCCACGGTGATTTGCCTTTCAGCTCATCCTTTAGCCCTCTGATTGCATCTGTTACGTCCTTTATGGAGATTTCACCCTTTTCTATCTTTTCAATGTCCTTATCAGTGAATCCGAGCGCTTTCAATTCATCAAGTGTAACATTCGTTCCGTCACTTTCCTTTGTACCAGACATGTACTTGACAAGTGTTTCATACTTATCAATGATGGACTGAATAGCGGAAACGGACTTATTGCTGGCATCTTCAAAGAGGTCTGCCATCGCCTTTGTGGAGTGACCGAACTGTTCATCAAGCTGTTCAAGAGCCTTGTTCTTTTGGGCTACCTTGGAAGCGTACTCCGGGCTGTCGGTTTGCAGTTTGGCTATCTCGTCATTGTATTTCTGTACAAGGTTCTTCCGTTTTTCTTGGTAATTTCCGTACTCAATGAAGTATTCCTGCCAAGCCTTTCTGTCCGATTCCAGCTTCTTTCTGTTTACGTCGGAGATACCGGATTCCCTTCCTTTTGCTGCATTGGAAGCCCACATGCCAAGAGTAGACATTTGCTCGTCGGTTAGCTTGCCGCCCTGCAAACTTTCCCATTCCCTGCGCTGCTTCTTGATGGCATCAAGCTCCCTCTGATAGTCCAAGTCAATCTGCTTCAACTTCCTTTCCGTGCCGTCCTCCATGAGGTTGACTTCATCCTGCTGGTTTTTCCGACGAATGGAAAGAAGTTGTTCGGCAAGTTGTTCTTGCTGTTTAAGTCGGTTTTCGGCTTCTTTCTTGGCTTGATTTTCCTGCTTGATTAAAGAACTTCCGGTAATACCACCTAAATCTTTATAGGCTTTCTCTTTTGATAGCATATCTTCACGGGCCTTTTTTACCTGTTCCGATGTTGCTTGTTGGTCTTTCAAAAGAACTTCATACCCTTTCTTTGCCTCTTCCCAATCTTCTTTTGCTTTGGCAAGGTCTTGCAGGTAGGTTGTTTTATTCTTCTCTGCGTCAATTCGTGTCTGTTTAGTGGATTTTGCAGTATCTATAAGTGTTTTTATGTCTTTCACATTATAGATTGCTTCATCGGACAAAGTACCCTTAATATCAATAGGTAAACGGAGTTTCACAGTACCATTTTTACCTTTCCCTTTGATACTCTTTTCTAACTCAGAGATGTAGCGGTCAAACTCACTAATATCAACATCTTTAAGATTGGATATGAACTGTTCAGAGATACCTTTACCTTTATCAACAAGAAATTGGTCTCTATAAGAGCGAAGTTCTTTTAACTTGTTTATTTCCTGCTGTGTTAATTTACCACCATTGATTTGTTTGGCAGAAAGGGCATTTTCATAGTCTGAAACAGCTTTGTTAGCAGCTTCAAAACTTCTTGCAACTTCCTCGCCTGCGCGCTTTGCATCCTCTTTGGCTATTTGTTGTTTTAATTGAAGTATGTCAGCAAGTTTAATTGATTCAATATCGTATTGGGCAAATATCTTGGGATATTCGCTTCGTAATACCGCCAAACTTTCACCTCGCTGCAAGTCAGACAATGCAATATCACGAGAGCTTTGAATAAGACCGTCTATTTTTTGTTTCCGTTCGCTATCAAGCTTGGTCGCTTTTTCTTGTTCTTCATTATACCTCCTTGTTCCTTTTTCAGCAGCGGTTGTAGAATCTCTGAATGCCCACATAGTAGCTGTTAATCCAACAACCACCGTAGCCAATGCTACATAAGGATTAGTTAGCATAGCAGCATTTAAAGCTAACTGCGCTTTTCGTGCCAATAAACGGGCATTGATAAGTCCAATCTCCACAAGAGTATGTTTACTTTCGGCAGCAGTAACAAGCATCACTGCGGTCCGGTATGTACCATAAGTAACCACTAATCCAGCCAAGACCTTCCCTACTGTTTCATAATTCTGAATCAACGAAGTTGTCATTTGAATACCGTCCATGATAACACTTTCTGACTTAATTCCCAATTCGTTAAACACGGAATCCAAAGCATCCTGCATCATAGACAACTGACCATTGATAGTCTTTGAAGCATTCTCAGACATATTATAGAACTTACCACCTGCGGAAGTTGCATCAATGAATGCCTGTTGAACCATTTCAGCGGAAACAGCACCTTTGGACATTTCATCTTTCAAAGTTGCGATAGATTTTCCGGTCTTTTCGGAGATAATCTGTAACGGGTTGAATCCAGCGTTTATCATTTGATTCAGATCCTGCCCCATAAGTTTACCCGCTGCTGACATCTGTGAAAATGCCAAAGTCAGCGAATTGAACTTACTGGATTCCCCCATAGAAATATCACTAATGGCTTTCAAGTATTTGATAGTATCTTCTGCTTGTATGTTAAATCCAAGCATCATCTTTTCTGCTCCAACCATATCTGACATAGTAAGTGGAGAAATCTTAGCCAGCTCCTTGATTTGCGGAATCAGTCGCCCTGCTATATCTTCTCCAACCATAGTCTCAATAGCGGTCTGCATAGATTGAAATTCGCCACGCACACGAATCATTTCAGAACCTAATGCCTTTAATACTCCGGCGCCACCAATAACTGCCAGCGCTTTCTTCCAAGATATAGCGATACCTTCGTTAGTTTCTACTACTTGTTTCCCATCATTCTTATAAAGTGTATATTCATCCCGGAGTTTCTTTACGGAAAGACGCGCTTCGGCTTGCTGTTGGGTGAGGTTGAATAAAGCATCCCGTTCTTTACCGAGCGCTCTTTCTTGTTTGTTGATGTGATTAAGCAGTTCTTTATCTTCCCCACCTCTTGAAACGATGTTCTTATATAACTCCTTATTTTTACGAATAGTTGTTTGAAGAGAACCTATGGCACTCTTTTGAGCGATAATCTTCTCTGTGAACCCATTTACAGATTGGGAAGCATCGAAGATTTTCCTTTTGAATCCCGTTTCCATCTCTGCTCCAGCTTTGGCTGCATTAGTTACCAACTCATCCAATCTTTGATTAGATGCAGCAAGTTGAACATTTAAAGCCTTGAAAGCAGCAGGAGACTGCGTGCCATCCATGCTCATTAACTCTTGTTTTAACTTCGCAATTTCATTACGGAGCCTTACAACTTCTTCCCAGTCACTACCTACCTTAAAATATAATTTCGCCATATCTATTTCTTTTTCCTACGATTAGCCAATTCCTTACCACTGATTCTATTCACCTTCTGACCACCATATACTGCGTGTAATTTATCCCGTTGCATCATCAGCAGATTCCGATAAGGGATAATCTCAAACACTTCTGTATAACTCAGATGCAGCGTGTCAATCAAATGGGCTATCTGCCCGAAGAACGTTGTGTTTCCTACTGTTTCGGTCTTGCTGCCAGCATCGACACGTTCCTCATCGAGCTGACACACTGAAAAGCCGATATATCCATCATAGAGAAACAGACTTCCAAGGCATCTTTGACTTCTTCAAAAGTGCCGTTCTCCAATTCTTTGACCAAACTATCATTCCCGCAGATGAAGCATGAAATACCTTTCAGCATATCTTCAGTAGCTTCAGGAAGCTCTTTAATAGCCTCCATGATATTATCTCCTCTCAGGGCGATATCGGAAAAATGATGAATGGCACGACAGATAATTTTAATTGTAGGAGGTTTAATGGTATAAACCATCCCTCCTATCTCCACATTCTTGAAATCCAGCCCTAACAAAGCATCAGAAACCGTTTTTGCTGCTTGATTCATATTCTTAAACTAAAAGGGGGAATGGTATATATCCATCCCCCAGTTATCACTCTTGTGCTTTTACCAATGTTATCTCTTTTTTAAGAGTGGTATCAACTTCAGAAGGAGTGGTTTTAATATCTCCTGACTGAGTGACGTACCCCACTTTCGACACTTCATAGTGAACGGTAGCCCCAGCATTCACCTGCTTTGACTTGACCGTTGCACCGTCCAGCTTTACGGTCGCATCGGAAGGAGTAGGTACAATGGTTACTGTAGTTCATGCCTGCAAAGCTTTAATCTGCCCCTCTTCGTAGTTATACTCAGAAGAAACGCCTTCAATTCCCGGTTCCTGCACCAAGCCTTTTACAGCGATTGCAATTGCCTTATCCGTATTGGCTTCACGGGAAACAATACGGCATTTTGGGAAGATGAACCAGACATCATCATCGGTCAGACAGAACAATGCTTTGTTGACAATAACTTTATCCAAAGCACGCTTCCAACCCACATCTTTAGATGTGGCCTGAATAACATCGCCACCCATGAACGCTTTCTTGGTCTTCCAGTCATATTGTCCGATAGAGAAAGCGGGCGATACTTCTCCCGGCACATCATCGTAACGGTAATTCTTTCCCGTTAATTGGTTCTTGTACCCAGTGACGGAGGCTTCCGTCTCCTCAATCTGCCACGTTTCCCCGTGTACATTCAAGACCTCATCTTTGGCAGCGATGGCTGCTTGAATCAAAGTTTTTGCAATTTCGGGGGTAATGTCTGCCGTTACCTTATCAATGTCGGCAAACAAGATTCTTTTTATTCCTACTGCTGAAATCATAATCTTATAGTTTTACATTTATTACTTCAAATAAAATTCTCACATTCACGTAATGACATTTCAAAGCTGTATCCGCTTCCGTGCCAATTGATTCGATAGAATAACGATAGGTTGTACCGTCATAGGTGCTTACTACATCATCAAACCGTTTCATGGTTTCTCTTTCGAGTTCATTCAAACGGATGGGGTTCGCTTCATTTTCGCTTAAATCGGGTACACAAAAACTCACTTCTGCGAAAGATTTCTTCCAATACTTTCCCGGCTGTTGTTTCTTTGTGTGGATAACGATTCTTTCAGAGGTCAATTCACCCGTCAGCGTTTCTCCTGCTGGCACTATGCCTATCCCGAAAGCCTTGCAATCCCGGTAGAGGATGTTTCCTATGTCGGTGGTTACTATCATACTATCAAATATTGGACGTTTTCGTCATATTCGAGAAATACGTGACAAACCAAATCTCCAAGTTGAACCGTTCCGGCAAATCTTTTTCCAGCCAAATCTGCATCTGATACGTGTTGCCCCGTTCCGTACATATAAATATCCACAAAGCACAATTCTTTCTGATATTCATCTACGATAGCCCACAAGCAAACAGTACCTCGTTGTACTTGAACAGACAATATCCTCGCCCCGATAGGCAGACATAGTTTTGAATGGTCTGCAACAATCAATTCATACTTGAATATTCTTTTCATTTTTCAAATTCTTCTTTTAATCGTTTCTCCGCATATAAAGCAGCACTACTCAAAACATCATACCCTTTAGATTCTACGAATGAAGCGTATTCCGCTTCGTTTTTCAGCGTCAAACCGTCTTTATCGACATCGTAATCATTGGACGTTCTCAAAGTGAGTGTATGGTCTTGATAATCGCCATTTTCCTCTGCGTACTTCACGGCTTCATCGCCTACATCAATCATCTTCTTTTCGACCTCCCATTCTCCTTCATCGAAAAAGGAGTCGACATCTGAGAAATCGAAATCTACATCCATAATTCCGAGTAGTTAAAGTAGTTTGTACTCTTTATCGTGTAGACTTCGCCTTGACCTCTTACGCCATCACCATCCATGCAACGTACTTCATCACCAGCCTTGACAGTAATTCTCTTCTCACACACCACATGATAATTCGGACGATACACAGAGCCGTTATCAGATGAAAACTCTTTGGTAGTGTTATCATCACAACGGCACTTGCATACCTCCTGCCAGTATTCACCACCTGTTCCAGGAATAGGTCTGCCAAACTCATCCTTATCCATCGGGGTGATAACTTTTACCTGCAATATGTGTGGAGCGAATATCATAAAAAAGTCACTTTAGGTTTGTTACTCAGTTCGTCTTTCAAGCCGTACTGCTTACACAGCCATGAGTACAATTTCATTAGGCTATCAACATAATTAGACCAAGACACAGAAAATCCGCTTTCGCTGACCGAAGATGGATTTTGTATCATCCACGGAATTTGCTTGGCACAAGCGACCTCTAATCTTGCCCTATTTTCCTCGGCAAAAGGTTCTTCGCCATCCAATCCCGTTCTTGAAAGTATATTTTCAACTACAAGATTAGACGGGGGATTCTTATCAAATACGCTTAATACAAACTCCTTGTTACTCATGACTGTTATCAATCAATATGGTGTAATCAGTTTACTATATGCGGTATAGCTATAATGCGTGCAATACTTTGATTTATAGATGTATCTGAACGGGCATTTGGGAACATTAATTCGTATCCCTTGAATAGCCGCTTCCTCTTTCATCGAACACATCATAGCCGGGTTATTTGCAACCAAGAATATAGTCTGTGGCATGGTTAGTACAACACAATCAGCCGGAGCCGTTTCCAAAGTGATAGACTGAATATCCGGCAAACCGGCATTAACCGATGGATTCACATATTCACACTTGGGAGATTCCACACTTGATGCCTGCACGCTCAACGAGACCAAAGACATCATCAAAAAACCACACATGGCAAAAATAAAATTCTTCATTTCTTTTCTGATTTATAAAATTAGACAATGGAAGGGTAGAAGCAATACCCTATCCTTTTACTCGATACCTAATGCTTCTTTCAGTTTGGCTGTTGATTCTTCATCCAGTTCTGAAACCTTAGACAAAAGAGTTTCCTCTTTCATATTGCCGGAAGCCTGCGCACCGATAGACTTCAAAGCGTCAACCAAAGCCTTCTTCTCAAACTCCTTTTCAAAGAGGGAAATTTTCACCTCTTTCTTTTCTTCAGGGGCTTTCACTTCGGGATTTTTTGCCTCAATCCGTTCAGCAAGTCTGCGGCTTTCCATATCCAGCACACGGGCTTCCTCACCGACTTCAATCACTTCACCGGGAGTGTAATACTTTCCGGTGAACTTGTCGCGGAAAACTGATATAACCTTTACTTTCATATCCTACCCCCTTATGCTGATTGGATGGATGCAATTTCGTTCAAATCGAAATTGGTTATCAAGTCCGGGTTGGAAATCTGCGGAATCCACTCTGCCGTATATTCCATGTAGCGACCGTTCTTATCACGGTAGTTGGAGATAAGCATCTGCCCCTCTGACGGGATATAAGTACGTCCTTGTACTGGGTCTGTCGCTTCATACGGGGTATGATGGCGCATATAACCAATGTTGTCAGAAGGTAACAGAGTAATACGGTTATCCGCGTAAATCTGCACATTCTTTCCCGTCTGGTCTTTCACGTAGTCCTCCTTGATTTCGATGCGAGGCAGACCGATGCCGGTGAACACTTCGGAAGCCAACGAAGAAGAAATCAAACCCGTACTCAACTTCATTTCGTTGCTGCCGAGAATCATCTTGTACTGCTCACCAAATTCAGAAGAGCCAAGCACATTCTTGTTGAAGGTTGCACGGGTCATTATCATCTTGGCATAAACGCCATAGTCCGGTGCCAAGGAATGAAGTTTCTCTCTCAAATAAGAGATAAACATATTCTTTCCGTCCACAACCACATCTCCACTTTTCGGCTTGATAAAATTGAACGGAAGGGTAATCTCCAGCAGTTTATTATTGGTCTGACCGGAAGTGATTGCAGCGTCTTTGTTGTAAACGGTGGCTTCACCAAGCATCAACAGCGCACCGACAATAATATCCATACGCTTGTGGGCGGCAAGGGTAATCTGACGGTAGTCGTCTGCCAGGAAGTTTACAATCTCTTCCATTGCAGCCTTTTGGTCGGCTGGCTTAGCGGCATTGAACTTGTCAATCAAATCCTGCAATTCAGAAAGACGGTCAATAGACATCTGATAAGCATCACCCAAATAGGCAATCTCACCATATCCGGAACCGATGTTCCGACGTTCACGGATGGGTTTCTCTCCAAAACGCGAATTGATGGATCCGGCCAAAACTCCAGTTACAGAACCGATATAGTCTTTGAACACACGAGTAGTCACTCTGCGGAAAGTAAGATACTGCTGCCAATAGATTGTGTCCGTGCGTGTCTGGTTCACACGTCTGATGATAGCGGAAACAATGTTCGCATCATCGAATAATGTTTGAATCGTTAAAAACATATCCTACCTCCTTACTCGTTAAATTCAAACCATCCCTTCATGTTGGCTTTATCGTTCTCGGAGAACGGCATAACCAATTTTGAGGGTTCAATTTCTGCGGCTGTACGAAGCAATGAAACCAATGTGATTCCGTCCTCAACCTTTGTACGGTTAAACAGAGCCGAATTAGCCACATGCTTTTGCTTTAAACCATCAACTGCAACCGCATTGAATAATACAGCATCTTTGGCAATATTCTCACCAAAAGCAGCCTTGATAGTCAATACATCGTAGTTGGCATTAGACTTATCAATTGCCGTTACTTCTGCACCTTTCTTGCCGTTTCCGACAAACATACCCACATAAGCCAAAGAGTTCTTAGCTACTTTGATAGACAAAGCCTCTCCACCAGTGGTATAGGCTTCCGCAACTCTCACATTGATTACCGCATAAGCGAACTTGTTTTTCAAGTCCGCACAAATCGGTGTAAATCCGGGAAGAAAACTTCCCACTACCAGGTTCTGCGTGTCGAGTTTGAACGGACCACGTCTACGAATGCCGGTCTGGACATCGTAGCGTTCCTCTTGCTCAACGGGTGGAACCAAGTCATACTTAAATCCTGCTGACATAATTAATTCTTGTTTTGTTCAACAATAGTTTTCGTACCCTCATCAATCATTTTAGCGATAGATTCAGATTCTTTCTCAATCTTCTCTTCCGCTGATTCGGGAGGGGTTACGCCTTTGAAGCCGTCATTTGCGAACTCCTGCTTCAAGTCCTTGAAGTATGCGTCCAAGTCCTCATCGTCCTTAATGGCGCATCGTTTGGCGTAGTTTTCGGGAATACCATACTCCTTTGCCTTTGCCATAATCTGCTCCTGCCGGGTAGCTTGTAACTTCTCTGTCTCGAATTGAGCGAGCTTATCAGAAAGAGGTTTAACGGCTGCACTCACTGCGTTAGCAATAATAGCCGCCATGTCGTCCGTCTTATCTTCCAGCTTCAGATTAGGGTTAGGATTGGGATTAGGATTCTCAATTGACTTACCGTCTTTAAGGTTATGTTTCTTTTCGTAGTTGGAAACTGCGGTCTTGGAAGCATCCCCGGCACGGAAATCACCATAGGAGTTAAGCACGTCCGAAAAACTGATACCCTCAACAATTGAGTTTACCTTTGTCTCGTCCGTTACACCCTCTGCTTTTTTAGTAGCGATTCGGGTTAAGATAGCAGTGTCCACCCCAGTAAACTTCTGTTGCAGCCCTGCCAAAATTTGTTCTAAGATTGTCATACCGTATGAATTAAAATTTGAGATTCAATTTGCGGAAATAAAAATACTACCAATACAGATGACTGATAAATATTTAGGCTTCCCATTCACGACAATCAATCCATTGTCGTAAATACGGTATATAAAGTAGTCAGTAAGTGAATGAAAGGGGAATAATTGGAGTGGTAGAAAACCACAATCAGGTGATTGTGGGAAATGAGTATAAAAAAAGCGTGAAACTGAGTGAATCACGCCTTTTTTATGCTAGCAATCTTTAAATCTTAGTCCAATTATCTCTATTCTCTATAAAATTAGAAAACCCTTTTTTATATGCAACAAAATTATTATTAATTGAGTTGAACCAACTTTCATCCTCGTTTTTTTTATACAATCTTCTTATGAAGTAATCTATTTTCGTATACTCTGAAGAACCTTCAAACCTTTCAACGAATCCTATATATGCAAGCCGAACTTTATTAAAGTCTACATTAGTTTGAATTATAGAATTAATATGTGGATCAGAAAACGAATACCCTATTGTTAGCAACTTATTGCAATCATTACAATCATTTGCAAAATTAGTAAATCCGATATTAAAAGGATTCATTAGACTTCTTTGAGTCTTAGTATACCCAACAATTATCGGGCTAAAAATTAAATTCTCACTCGGATTTCCGCCTTGAGCAGTTAAGGATTGCACCTCTCCAGTTATCGTAGATTTTACAACTCTATATTTATTCTCTACAAATTTAAAAGTCCAATAGATAGAGCCATGTAGGTAAAAGTAACTTAAATGAGAGTCTTTATTTCTTAAATAATCAGCTTTATAAACAATACTATAATCAGATAACAAATGTTCCCCCATATATATTTTACGCTTTGAAAGAATCTGAGGTATCATAGCGTCATAATTTGTGGTATATATTTTTACTGAATATTTCTTGTTCAATAAAGATTCAATAAATTCGTTCAATCTTTCATTTAGCAGTTTATACTCAGCAGCACAAGCTTTTTCATCATATTCCTTAATGAGTTGAATAACAATATCCACAAAATGTTTGTATATAGAATAAAAATGCCTCCTTTTCTCTAATTTATCAGATATCTCATTTAGTTTTTGCTGGATGGAGTCTATTAGGACATTAACAGCAGGAGTAAATGACGTATTATACGAATTCCTGTTTTCATTGGTTGACGCTATAACATAATTCATTATAGATTCCGATGCAGCAATCACTGTCTCGAAATTAACAGTGACTCCGTCCTCCTCTTCATAAAAAGATTTTAATGTATCAAATATAAATTTACCCCAAGTTGTATTACTATCATACATATATTCTTTATCTTCAATTATTCTATCAAGAATATCTTTGGAAAATGGAGCTCCCCATGCTACAGGAAAACCTGCACCTAGTAGTAATACTATTTTCTTTCTCTTTTTCATATTTGTATTTTGGATTAGAATCCCAACATTGCGGCCGGAGGTATATTCAGCACTCGACATAGCAACCTCGCAATTTTGAGGGTCGGTTCCGAACGTCCGGAGATATAGTCATTCACACGCGATGGACTTATTCCAATCTCACCAGCAAGTTGCTTTTGACTCATCCCTTTCTCTTCAAGGGATAACTCTATCAATTCCGCAACAGTCGGTTTTTCTATCGGATAATGTTCTTTTTCGTATGCTATCACAACATCGGACATAACTGTAAGCTCCACCGCATTCTTATCATTTGAAGGCGTATTGTCATCAACCAATGGCAGAAGTTCCTCCACTCTCGCCAAAGCAAATTCATACTGTTCTTTCGTTACTTTATTCATACTTCTATCTCTTAAATGGTTGAACAATCTATCTTATCGTAATCTTTATGAGTACCAACCCAGCGAATGAAGACGTACCCAATTGTAAACTTAACAACGACAACCAACCGATAGTTGTTGCCTCTGATATTGAAAACGTAGTGTTGGTTGCCTACATAGTCAGCAGAAAGAAAATCCACTTTAATGTCTGATAGGTTCTTCCATTCAGCTTTTTCCACTATATCATACCAACGTTCTAAGGCTATGCGTGAATCTTCATAGCCTTTCGTCTCGTAGAACTCTTTCAATTTCTTATGTGATACAATCCTCATACCTCTTTTGTTTGATGCAAAAATATGAATTAATTTTGAATTATAAAATTTTTCCAGAGAATATATTCTATAATATAGAATTTAGCAATAAAAAAGCGGAACTAAATTAGCTCCGCTCAATAGTACGATAAGAACATGAAGTAATGAATTATCCTTTGGAGTTAGGAGACACTGCATTGTTATTCTTTGCCCCTTGTTCCTCCTTGATTTCTGCAAGCTCCTCTTCTACCCTATCAGCATTCCCGGCAAACATGATTCCCTCACGCGTTGACCAGATGCCACCACTGACAGCGGAAACCGCAGTAGTCACCTTATCATTCAAATCATCAATCATATATGGAACCAGTTCTGTCTCTATGTCAATGGTTTGCGATGCCTTGCTAAACTCGGTTGGATTGATAGAGCCTAAAGCGGAAACAATAAAATTTACTCTCCGCTGCAAGAACTCACCGATAGCCTCACCGTGATTTTCTACCGCCATATGTGCGCCCATGAACATAAAGCGGAAAGCGGTCCCTGATGCTTTGCCTACCCCCTTCAACGTCTCAAAGGATATTCTTGGAGTGTTTGACATATCATAAGCCATATTGGTGAGTGTTTCTGCTTCAAAACGTACCGTATCCGGAACTTGGTTCCATGTCAGATATTGAGCATCCGCACCTTCACCTGTAAGTTTGACCATTCTATCCTTAACCTTACCCATGAAACCCTCTACATCTCCAATTAGCTTCAGCAATGGGAAGAAATGATAATCGATGCAATCAGCATAATTGGATAACAGTTTTTCCAGCCGGACACGGAATGTCTTTATCTTCTTGCAATAAGGTTCTGGACGATAAGCATAGAGAACCGGTAGTTTTGGGAATCCATGAGCAAAAGGCGTTCTTTCTTCATACCCTTTAGACAAATCCCATTGATAAACCATTTTGTCCGTGATAGTCATAAAGCAGATGACCTCCGAATCATCCATGAGCTTCTTCTTGTACTCACGTGAGAAAGCAATCATTTTACCTTCGTCGTTAAAGAACGGGTATAGCTTATCACCTCTGAATGGAGACCATAACACGCTTTTCAGTTTCTTGGTGGGTTTTACCTTCCCCCCGAAGGTAGTCTTTATTTTCTTCCAAAACTTTGCCCAAAACGAATCATCATCGGTAACATACCAATATTCTGCCGCTTCCTGTTCGGAGAGCCAGGCACGGACAATCTTCTTGTTCTGAGATTTGATTTTGTTGGACTTGAATACAGCTTTGACCGCATCCAGCAGCTTCTTTTCATCATCATCAGTCGGAGTGCAATCCATAGACGGTTCTGTGCCGACCGTGAAAGCTGTTTGAATATTCACTATATCTTGTTCCAATGGAATGGAGATACGGTTCACCGGTTCAGTCTTATACTTTGCTTCGATTTCATAAGTCTTACCCGTTTTTTCATCGAAGTGCTTCTCTGCTTCTTTTTCAAGAACCTTTCTGTCCGGATATTTCTTTTCGTCAACCATGATTTCATGGCGTTCCGGATTCCAATCATCCCAAAGTTTGCAACGGTCGGGAAGTTCAGTTTTCCTACCTTTCTTCAGATAGTTTATCTTCTGCCCGATATCGGGCAATGCTAATATTTCTTCTAAATTCAATGGCATAGCTTATATTTTTAGTGTGTGAATATTCCTGTTAAATCTTTCGGCTTCTGAATCTTACCAAGAAGCTCACCCAATACATAGTAACGTACAGCATCTATTCCGTGATTGTCATGGTCTTCCGGTTCGTTGATATAGTTCCCGTCCTTATCCTTTGCCCAAACATACTTTCTGAACTCGCTTTGTAAGTTGTACGAGCGTTTGGTTATATAAATCTCCATATCTTTCATTTTGTCAATTCCGGCATTGATAGAGCCTGCACCTTTCTCTACGGCATATATCTTGATTCCTCCGTTGTGTATCTCTTGAATCAAACGTGGATCTGCGCTGTCAGCAATGACTTTCAATCCCCACGGGCGAAGAGTCTTGATGATGTCAGAAGAAAGCAATCCAGTACGGTAATCCACTTCATCCAAGTAAAGGGCGTTATCAACGATACCACAACGAATGGAAGCAGACGGGTCATGCGTATAACCGAAGTCTTGCCCGAAAGCAATTTTCTTTGCCCAAGCCGGGAACTCGTCAACAATTCCCCACTTCTTGAACACAGCACCTTCTGCAACGTCAGCCCAGCGACCGATAACCACATGAGCATACTTTTCAGGATTACTCACCTTCATATCTTCCACCTCTCTCAGGAACTCAGGAGAAAGGTTATCCAAGTTATCAAAGTAGGTAGTGTGAATATGAAGCACATTCGGATGAGTGGAAATCTGAACCTGCACACCGTCAATCTCTACCAGCTTGTGAGTTTTCTCAATGTATTTCTTGTAGATGAAGTGATTGGAATCGCATGGGTTCATTATAATGATAATCCGGTTCTGAATACCCTTCTTGCGAATGGAGAGCATTATCTTGTCGAACTCATCTTCGCTTGTCCACTCTTCCGCTTCATCGCAGACGAAAGTCGTAATGCCTTGAATGGATTTCAGTTTTGCTGTCTGGTTCCCGGAAGAAGTCTTGATACCCCGGAACATGATACGGCTCTTAGTCATCTTATTGACTATATCCGTCTTTGTGGTCTTGAAATATTTCGTGGTTCCGTCCAAATCTATCTTCTCCATCATTTCGGGGATGATAGACATACCGGCAGAAACCATCGTGTAACGGGTGTAAAGAATCTGATGAACTATCTTCTCTACGGGAGTCATTTCAAAAGTCAACCGCTCAATAAAGGTAGAAGCATTGAAAGACTTTCCGCTACCACGCCCACCGGTGATAAGAATTATAAATTTTTCCTTATCCTCGTATAATGGATGGTAAATTTCTTGAGGTACTATCATTTCAGCTTGTCTTTAATCCAAGAATCAATGTTGATGCCATGCTCTATGTCTGTTGGAATATCAGCGTCTTCATCTTGTTTGCGCTCAATCTTTCTCCAATCTTCATCATGGTGGTACAGCCAAACGGACATTGCTTGCAAATTAGGAGCCAGTTCACTCTCATTTACTTGCAATTCTTCCTCACCGGTCAAATTGCCTTCTGTGTCACGGAGCTTTCTTACTACGGTGCTTTTCGTTTTAATTCCACCAAGAGCCATAGCAAGGAACTTAGCCCTTACCGTTGCATTGATGGTCGCGCGCCCACGCGCTAAGACTTCGGATATTTCGGCGTACTCACTTTTCTTTTCGCAGAAAGTTTGCGGCAGAATCCCCATGGCGTAGGCTATTTCCTTGTCAGTGAATCCCTTTTTAGCATACGATTCCACGAGAGAAAGAAAGTCCTCACTTGTATAATCAAACTTGGGCTTTCTTCCTCCTTTACCTTTTCTATTTGTAGATTCACTTTTACTCATAATCAATTATCCGTTATTATTACCCATATATATGCGGCGAGAGACCGGCTTATTTCCATAGATATTAATTCCTCTTTTTGAGAAATAGCTATCTATTCTTGCACCATATCTTCCCATTATGGATTTCGTCCGATCTCTTATGCGTCTTTGTTTATCTGCACCAAGTCCGTATTGTCTCCCGGCATTATACATTATTCGTCTGGACTGTTGATATAGCTAACCATATGTTTTCTTTCTAACTCGGCATTCCTCCCTAAAAATTAATCAATTCTTTCTACTTGTTCATCAAATACTTCTCCCTTTATGAACTTCATATCGGGGTCATATCCGAACCGTTCACAGAAAGCGGCTTTAGCTTCATAGGTGTCAAAGGACAACATCACATAGGCATCCATATCTTCGGCTGTCTTCTGTGCGTTCTCCTTTACTTGTTGCTTGACCTCCTTCATATGGGCAACCTTCTCGGCGCGTTCTAACTGCCTGACAGCTTTATCAGCTTCTTTCTGCTCGGTTACTGGTGCCATCATATCAGACAGAGCGTCTGCGATAGAGCTTTCTTCTTCGGTTTGTAACAGGTAATCGACACCTATCATGTTCAAATCGGCATCCGTTAAACCGGCGTCTTTCCAATCAATATCGGGAACAATTCGGGCAAGAGCATCAAAATCCCAAGTACCTTGTGCGTTAGGGTTGTTCATCAAAATGTTCAACTCTTTTTCCTGCTGTTCGTCCACATCAATGACATCGACACGGATACAGTAGTCGTTATCGGGAAACTTCTGTAATTCGTCCATGACGGACAAACGCTGGTGTCCACTGACTACGGTTAGTCCTGTACGTTTATTCACCACAATACCACCGACCAAGCCAAATTTCTTGATACCACGCTTTAATGTCTTACGGGATTCATCGGATAGTTTTCTTGGGTTGTAGTCCGCAAAGTGAATGGCAGAGCGGTTAAGCTCCACCGATTCACTCTTTATGTATTTACTTAGTTCCATGTTAGCCATTGCTTAATCCAAACCCTCTCTGTCGAAGAGTATTCTTTTCGGCTCTCGCAATAAGATTATCGCGGGATTGTTTTGCGCGCCTACTTGCTGCACTACTACTCCATGTATTTCTTCTTCTCCAGTTCGCTTCGCTCAATCTTTCTGCTTGAGCGTAAATTTGTTCTCTTGTCTTCCTACGTCTAACTCGGCAATCCTCCTATTATTTTTGTTTATTATAGTATTCCCAAAGCACTCTTTCAGCCATTGGGAAAACTTTGTAAATTCTCTGTAAGTCCTGCGGGTAGTTCTTTTCCATCCAAAGCATACAATCAAGGTTGAAGCCTACTCCCGAACTGGCTTTCAATGAATATCTAACTGGTTCGGGTAAGTTGTGCTGCTTCATGTAAGCAAGGATATCCTTTTGTGTCCAATCAGCCAAAGGATAAACTATACCGTTATTCTCGTAACCGTTTACCTCATACCCTTTCAGCATAAGCCTGCGGTTCATACCATCAGCCTTTTTCATGCCTAAGAACGTGTAATAAACTCTGTGAGTAAGCTGCATAGCCTTTACCACATCAGCCAGTTTCAACAGTTTCACTTTTGGATTAGGCACACAATACATACCACCACGGAGGATGTAAGTGAGGTTCCAATGTGGTACTTGCACAAACTCTATCTTCGGATATTTGGCTTTAGTCCAGTTTATCCAGCGGTTAATGTGCTCTAAGTCCTTGACGAAGTACATGAACACACAAACAATCCGGTCAAACTTCAGATAGATTAAATCAAGTAGAACAAGCGAATCTTTTCCAAGTGATAAAAACAGCAAAGCCTCATTCGATTTTACCCGAATGAGGTCTATATACCGGTTCGCTTGCTCTACTTTATTCATAGCTAACCACCTGACAATCCAAATGAAATACGAAGATCACTGTAACGCTGTCTGCGTGATCCTAACTGTGTGGCACTTGCTGTACCCCTACGATTGGCGACTAATCTACCGCCTGCACCGGCACCGTTCATATTTCTGCGGGGGCCAGCTACTCTGTTTACTCTTCTTGCGACTCAGCAATAAAATTTAAATTAAACAATCAAAGATGTTTTTCTAATATCTTACCTAATGTATAATCCATTTGGGCTGCGAGATATTCTTCACCCTGATAGGGGTAAACAATATCATTACCGTCTTCATCGGTGAGAATGACCGCTTCTGCGTTCTTCACTTCAACGATAATATAAGGGCGTTTACCACTATAGGCACCCGTAAGAAGTTTAATCGCATCGTACTTAATCGGTTTCAACTCAACTTCACCCTCTTCAGGTAATTCTTCATCTACCTTGTACTCTTTGCCACCACATAAATAAGTGATATACTTCTTTGCGTTAATCGGCCTAATTTCACGGTATTCGTGCGTTTTAGTACCAGATAAGATTTCATCGAAATATTTCTGTTTGATACTTAATGTAAGAATATTCATAATCGTGTCGTTTTTAAATTAATATTCATTGTTGCGGGTGCAGGCTCCGCCCCTGCGATTTCCACCAAGTCAAAGTGGCGAGATGACTAGACTTCTCTAACCCGCGATAGTACCCCAAAGATACTACCACAACCAAAGATAACGAAATATCTTCAAATTCTATCTGTGACAATCAGTTTTAAGTCACAGAATCTTTTTCAACCAGATATCCCTTTTCTCTCTGCACGCCCCTAAAGTCGATGCACAACAAGAAAACAACTCACCGCTTTCAGTACGGTAGTCATATTGATACATTCTCACTCTCTTTCCTCTCAACTTGGTATTGTAGGTAGTGTAATTTTCTTTTCCAGGTTGGCATACGCTGCAACCGTTTACATTTATTGAGTTCATAAGCCTTGCTCTTTTAATTGCTTCTCGATATGCTTTATTGTGGATAGTAATTGTTTTGCTTCTTTCGATTTGGGTACATACCAATATTTCAGTGGATATTCACCCGGATTTGTAATATCCCAAGTCGCTTTCTGATAATATTGCTTTTCTAATGCAGGCAAGATAAACTTCGCATCGAAAGCTGTCATTTCAAGCACTATTTTGGCGTTGTCAGGTATTTTAGTTGAGTTCATAAGCTAATATTTAAGTAAATTCTACATCGCTAAGATTCAATACACCTTCATTTGTAAACTCATACCCTATGTATGTAACAGAATTGCCGTTTACAATGTAATACTCTGTCAGATCATCATCATCGCTGTGTGCGAAAATCAAATCATTTGTTACACTACCTTCTCTCTTTAAACCTATGTAATAGTTGTTATTATAGCAACTGATTTCAGGGATATGTTTAAATGTACCGGTATCTATACCGTCATAGACACCGTACCTCTTCTTGAAATGTTCATCCATAATCAATCATATTGTGCAGGGTCTTCACCCTGCCAGTTCAACTTGTGCTATGTTTAATCTCTTGCCTCTCATTGCATTCAGTTTTGCTGCCATCTTATTTGCTGCTTCTTCTGTTACCTCTAAAGATGCCATACTATTATCATATCCATCTATTACCAGATAATAACCTCTTGACTTTTTTACGTAAAACTCATTAGCTTTATGCTGCTTCATGTAACTTGTTGCTTTCATTGCTTTATATCTTTGTGGTGGGGTTATTATCCCCACCGGTTAATACTTACTTCTGTGAATCTCTCAAATCAAGTTCTACAACTTTGTGATACTTATTGATGTCGTATAAGTCGTGAGCGCAACCTATTGCAGATGCTAATCTTACTGCTTCTTCAAGAGCTGTCATCATGCTAAGCGAAGCATCTTTCGCATCATTTTGAGCCTTATCATACTCTCTGACATTTCTCGCAACTTCTTGCGTCTTTTCAGATTCTTCAAGCTGTGCGAGGGCTTCTCTTACTTGCTTCATTGCATCTTTAATCTCTTTTCTGTAATCGCTTGTCAAAGTCTTCATATCGTATATTTTTTAATTGTTATTCAAACTTATGCTTCTCTATACCCCCTTGCATTCAACCAAGCTATTGCACCTTTGAGAGTTTTGAATCTTTTGCTACTTTCTACTGCCGTACAAGCTGAATAGCTCTTTTCATCATGAATAAACAATGCACCTTCATTCTCACCTTTCTTATAAGAAATAATATTCATATCTTTAAGTTTTAATTGTTATTACTTCGTTTCTGATGATGCAAATGTAAATGATATATTTGACACAATAAACAAAACAAGAAAATAAACTCTTTCTTTTAACTTTGTTTAGTAAATGATATATTTGACACTTTCCTAATAAACGTATCTTTGCAAAAAGAAAAAATATATGTATGAATAGAATAGAACTACTTATTAAAGAAAAAGGGTATAACATGACTTCTTTTGCTGAAAAGATGAACACTACAAGGCAAAACTTATATGCAATATTGAAAAGTCCATCTTATCCAACGCTTGAAAAAGTTGCAGAAGCCTTAGATGTTCCCATGTGGCAACTTTTCGCATCACCCGAAGAAGTGAAAGGAGAGGAAGAAAACACTATTACTTGTCCTCATTGTGGAAAAAAAATTAAATTAGAGAAAGGAGAATAATATGGACTATTTAATAATTGGAATACTGTTCTTCATAGGGAATGCCGTTTGGAGTGTTATCTTATTGTGTTTTCAGTCTTACGCCAAAAAGAAAGGAGAAGATTTGGCTACAAAAGAAGATATTGCAGAAATTACTAAAAAAATCGAATCTGTAAAAGATAACTATAATAAATCATTGGAAAAACACAAAATTGAACTGCAAAAAGAATTTGAATCATATAAGTATATCAATGAATTGTGTAACAGCATAGATAAGGAATTATTAAGGAAGCTTGTTACTTGCAAAAGAGAAATGGAAAATGATTTTAGAATACATCGGGACAACGATGATTATGGTTCTTGCGAATCATCAATCCAATCATTATATGATTACTTAAAAAATTATGATGTAAGATATAAGCACGATGAAAACGTAAAACTAATCTTTGAACATTATGAAAAAATTGAAGGGTTACGTGAATATTATGAGGAAGGATGTGGTCCGTTTGATACACCACAGTACATAGAGGAGCTTAGCAAAATCCATAGTTATGTTGATAGACTAATAGCTATTTTCTTACCAAAATTTTCAATAAAGCCGGAGCCATAAACCCCGGCTTTCTTTTTCGTGCTATGGTAGCACCTTCAATTGATTAGCCCTTTGAATCTTAACCGATTAATAATCTCGGTATAAAGATAGTCTATATCTGCACGATAATCCTTATAATTGTTATAGTAAAACGTGACATCAACACAAAGGTTAGAAATTCCTGTCGGAGCTTTAAAGCCCAATATACCGGCAAGTATATCACGAATCCCTTTTGCAATCTTACCACCAGCCAATGTACTGGGGGAATAAAGAAACAGAATAATGAAAATAAATTTCTGGCGGAAGCTGGCACCGGCCCTTCTTTCGGGTAATCCGCAATTCCCCACAACCTCACAGTACCATTTGTATATTACAGGAATAATATTAAGATCCGATAAAATAGGTTTGATCAGTTCTTGCTCTCTCTCCGAGAGTCTTGATTTCTGCTCTCTGATAGATTTAAGTTCCGATATTGCTGAAAATTCTCTCACCATAACACGATTATTTTAAAAGTAAATAGTATATTTGCATCATAATCGTGTAAGAGAGGAAGAATCTTGATTGGTCGTGCGGTCTGGTTCTTCCTCTTCTATTTTAAAGACTTATCTCTTTCCTGAATAATCTTGTTTCTTTCATCAATATTCCTCCCCCAGATTGCAGCCGAGTAAAGTGCTCTAGAATACAAAAAAAGTTCCTTACTTGACGAAAGGAACTCAACTTTCAAAGCAGACTTTATTGAGTCTGTCAATAAATCATTGTCTATCATAATTATTGAGTTAATTTTTATTTTCTGAAAAACATATCTCCACTGATCGCTCGTGCGGCATCATCTCCTGTAAAACGGATGTACCGGAAAAAGTTTTGCTCTGACCGATGTCCGGTGAGTTTCATGATCTCCAATGTTTTCATGCGGCCGGTCAGATACATATTCGTGGCGGCCGATCTCCTGCCAGAAGTGATTTATATAGTCCTTTCTCGCTTGGCGGGACTGGACCGGTTGTGATAATTGTAATGCTTTGATCGTATCATTTAAAAGGTTATTAACTATTTAATTCTTTATCGGGCTATTTTTTTATTGAAATCAAGCCCAATATTTTCCGAAACGATTGCATTTTATTATTTCATCTAATTTCAATTGTTTCCGACGGAACTTATTTATAGCCCGTTTCTCAAACTTTCTTTTTTTAGAACTGCAATGCTTCTTATCCATTCGACATTGGCGGCAATGGCATATCCCAATGCCTGTATGTGATTCTTTCATTTCTGTACTGTTATTAGTTATCTTCCACTGTAACAGATTCTATCTTTTCGTGATTGGGATTACTGCCTTTCAACAAGTCATTTTTTACTCTGTCGGCAATCCGATCATTACTAACGGTATTTTTATCTTCGTAATCGTAGGATATGATTACGGTTATTTTTTTACTCTTCATAAATATTCCTTTCTTATCAGTTTTGAGTTAATAATTCCTTTTTACAAGCCTACATAATATATATAGGATTATTTTCATTTCTGTATAACCTTACAGTAATTCAAGGAATGAATGTTATTACAGCAGCTACATCCCAATTTTTAGTATTCAATTGGGAAATATCTTCAGAAAATGGAAGCAAAAATCTTCCATCTTTATCAAAGAGAAGCTCACATGCTTTCTCAGATTTTATTATGTCTTCATCAAAGGAATTAATACAGGCTCCGTTTAAATCAGAATAATCACCTTCTACTATTGCATACTGCAAAGGTGCATCTGTTGAATTATAAATTATCAATGTTTTCATTTATTCTTTAGTTTTAAATTCCGATAAATAAAAATCCAGCAATAAATGCAAGAAAAATAATCCCAACTATGGCAAAAGCAATTAAACATCCTTCATCATATTCTTTTTCATTGTGAGAAGTATTCTCTTCGTAGAAATCCAAAACATGTTTTTTCTTATTCATATCTTCTCAGTTTTATTTTTTGCATCTCTTTTTATACGTAACAGAGTTCGAATACTCCCAAACGGAACAGGAATGACAGCTATAAGTATTACGGTGCCTAGCCAATGCCAGAAACTCTGAAAGATAGATTCTAATATTTCTATCATAACTATTTGAGTATTTATAATAGATTCAACGGATAAAACCTATCATTATATGCTTTTACAAATTCACATTCTGTGATAATTTCGATATCAGTCATGCGGGGATTCTCAGAAACAAAATGTTCTGCCATCTCAAGAGTAGGGAAAGAACGCACTTTGCAATACTTGCATTCTCTGGGAACAAGAATAAAGACAGATCCGGAACTTACACCCAAAGGACCAGAAGCGCCGTTCGCATCACCCCCTAATTTATTAGGGATTTGAAAAAAGTCTGAAAAATCGTCCCGATTTATGCTGGTAATTCCCCAGCAGCCAACTTCCCGAAATTCTTTAAATTCTTCAAGCGTACCTTGAAAGCAACCGGATGCAACCGCTCTTTCATAATCTCGCAGAAGAAGTTCGTCCTGTTGTTTCAGTATCTCACCCTCTGAATCTTGTTTGGCTATTATCTTCATATCTATTCAGTTATTAAGGTTTATCAACTACCAAGTCGCACTCAGGTGCCCATCCTAAAGACCTCGTACCATCCCATACATTGTATAACCATTCATCCACAAACCCCTTTTGTGGATTGAAATTAGAATGATGGAGGTTAATTACCTCAACCTCTTTGCCAATCTTAGATTTATCCGGATGATTGGCTATTTTTACTTTTTCTCCAATTTTAAATTTAGCTTCCATTACTTCCGTTTTTTAGTTGGTATATAAATGGGGGATGCTTTCCCTTTATTGTTTTTATTTATGCCGTTCATTTGGTCAACTATCTTTTGATTGAAGATGGTAGAACCAGCAAGATTTTTGATGTTCTTTCCCATATTTAATTCCTTTCTATTTGATTAAGAATTTAACTCTCGTTCAAAAATTTCTCTCGCTTTCCCTAAAACATCTGTAGGAATATCAAAGCGTGTTTCTTCTCCCATAATACGAAATGCTTCAGTCGCTTTCTGACGTCTTCATCGCAAACCAAATTGATAATGTGGGCTAAATCATATATCGTAAACTTTGGCAAACTATTGATGGGGAATTTATCTATTATACTTGCAATATATTTTTCTGACTCTTTCACATCTATTCTGTTTTACGTTAATTGTTTATCAAATCCTTTAATCTTTCTGCCGATTCGTTATCCACCTTGCCATTAAACTTCCGGCAATTCTGTTCATGCAATCCGGTAGCCAGCTTTCCACAACAGCAAAACATTGTTTGCTTGTCGGACAACTCATCAAATACCTTTCTCCTTGTAGAACTCCAAGCCGACGCATGGTGAGTTTTTAAATATTCTATCCTTTCTGATTTCTTCATTTCTATATTGTTTTACTCTATTCTATTTAAAATCTCTTTCCGTATAACCTCCTTTGCATTAAAGTAAAAGAGTCCTTTCTTCAACCGTCTAATGTCCTGCATAGGCATTTCATTGATGTAGAAGTAAAAAGCTTCGTACGGGTCGCTGAAATTTCTTGCAAGCGCATTATTAGGCTTGTTGTTCATATATCGTTCTATGGAGACAATCATGCGCTTTGCATATCCAGGAAACATCTTAAACTCTTTCTGCATCTGTTTACATCCTGCAAGGGGACAACCAACACATCCATGACGAGAAAGATTGTAAGGCGCATCGTAATACTTAGAATACGGAAGGTTGTATTTTCGGATATAGTTCCAAACATCAGTTTCTGACCAGTTTAGAATCGGAAGGATATGTTTTGCACCTTTCATCCACTTACGCGCATCGCATTGTTCTGGTTCATATAATGCTCTCAATTGGCTTTCTTCTGACCTCATTCCCTCGATTGTGCGCTGACCGATACCGTATTGCTCCTTCAACTTCTCACAGCAAAAACGCCTCATTCTGCCGGGTAAACCTTTAGTTTCTATCAAATGAAAAAAAGATTGCTTCGGTTGAAGTATCCGAACCTGTGAATAATTCTTCTTTATAAAACTGATTGTTCCGGGCGGGTCAACGGTAGTATTTGCGTAAGAAGCATTATACTTTATGCCGGAACGCTCTGCAAGGTCAAGAATTACAACACTATCTTTGCCACCAGAAAAGCCTAAACACATCGGATCGTCACGTTCCATGCTGCGAAGGAAGTCGATTGCTTGCTGCTCCTTTTTATTCATTTCTTTATTGTTATGATGGTTATTTATTCTCGAAAATATGCGCAAACACACACTTTTCATCCGATAGTTCCAATCCGAGTTGCGACGGGAACCGTTTGATATAATTATAAAACTCAAACATCTTCTTCTCATCATCACCGCAGCGATCTATTAACAATTTAATGAAGGCAAGAAGACAATCAGAGTCATTTCCGAAGTTTTCCTGTGTGGATAATTGCGTCTTGTCAACATCCTGTTTTAGCCTTCGGATGGCGGAAATCGCAGTGTTGAAGTTGCGTTTTGCATCATGACGCAATTCATAGCCTTGTTTTCCCATTTCACTTCTCAAATCGTATAGAAGCGTTTCCACGACGTCAGTCAACACGTAGGTTAGGTTGAGCGTCGTATTAAGATTTGTTGTTCCTACTAACATGATTTATTTATTTCTTAAGCTTATAAAGCCTCGTTTAACCAACTCTATCAGATCCGACATATTTTCTTCACTTATTTCTGCCTGAGTCTCACCATTTACAGATATATAGTGAGGAATGCCAAATCGATCACGGATTCTCTTACGGATAACAGGAGTAGACTTGTTCTCCCAGTAAATTGTAACTACCATATCTAAAATGGATTATCATCCTCTACACCAGATTGTTTGCCTCCTAATAATGGGACATAATCAAGATTATAAAAGCAAGTCGTAGCGGCATTGAACCCACATATGAACCGTAGAAGTCCAATATTTCGTCCTTTAGCAATATCTATCATAGCCGTCCCTTTGGTATCTACATTAGAAAAATCGTTCGGATAGGATTTATTGTTAACCTCAGGCCGATAGATCAAAATGACAACATCGGCAGCTTCCGCTATTTGTCCGCTGTCACGAAGTCGCCCCAATGTAGGAACCGGATTCATTGTATCCCTATTCAACTGAGAAAGGGCTATAATCCAAATGTCAAGTTCTTTAGCTAAGTTCTTTAATCGCCTAGCCACATCCCCCATCTGTTGTTCTTTATTAGCTCCCTTCATATTCACATTCAAGATCTGAAGATAATCGATAATAGCACCGTCTATTCCAAACTTCAATTTCATATATCGGATAGATGAAATGATAGTATCAATATTAGAAGTGCTTCTATCATCAAAGTATATTCCCTTTCCCGACATTTTACCTACTCCAACATCTATCGCTTGTATCTGTGAATCAGTCAAACGTGAATACATGATTTGATTAGCCGGAACCCCACTTTCCATAGAGAGAATACGAGCCGTTATTTGCTCCTTTTTCATCTCCATTGAATACATAGCTATCTTAGCGCCCAAAGACGCTGCATTTCGCATAATAGACACCGCAAAAGATGTTTTACCTTGGCTTGTCTCCCCTGCAATAATTATCAAGTCTGATTTTTGCAATCCGCCTGACTTTGAATCAATTTTTTCAAATCCAGTAGGAATACCCGTTAATTGTCTATTCCCTAAAAGATTATCATTTATCATGCCATATACACTTTCAAGTCCATCGTTAATGGTTGAAATAGTAGTGCTACTTGATTTGAAAAGCGATGCAAGTTCATTACTCACCGAATTAGAGACATCGAGAATATCCTCTGCTTCTGAATAAGAGTTTGATACAAGATACTGTCCTATATCCCAAAATTTACGTCTTATCGCCAGATCGTGCAGCCGTGCTGCATACTGGTATAAATCAAAAGTACAGTTAGAAGCAATTCGCATATACTCCATAAGGTCAAACTTCACCCCATTAGCAATAAGTTTATTCTTGACCGCTACCACATCAGGCCGACTGCCAGACGATGCCACTTGAAGGATAGCTTCGTATATCTGAAGATGGAATGGATTATAGAAAGAATCCTTGGATAATAACTCCCTCACTTCTTCAAGCGCATTGCGTTCAGTGATAATAGTACCTAAGACAATCTTCTCAGAATCTTCATCTCGTAGTTGCACATTAATTTCCATATTCTTTTTTTGCCCAGTTTAATACAGTCCTGTAAAGGTTAGTATATCGTTTACGTAGATCCTTTCGATTCTCTATCTGCTCGATGATGTCAGCAATCTGTTTACCCGTATATTTCTCTTTGAGTTTTAGAAACTCCGCTTCCGTGATTTGGGAAGAGAAGTTTTTAGCATTGCTGCAATAAGGAGCGTTCCGTTTTAGCCAGTCATTGAATTTTAGAAAATCAGGATTTGAAGAAGCGGATGAAGAAGCTTTGGCTTCTTTCTTATCTCCGTTAGGAGATTCTTTCTTATCTTCCTTTTCCTCTTCCTTTTCCTCCGTAGTGTTCACGTCGTTATCACGTAGTGTTGACGTAGTGTTCACATCGTTATCATTTAAAGCCTTACTAATCAATTCTTTTACTATACCCTTACCGATATAAGACTTATCGTATCTCTTATCAAGGACTTGATGACTACGGAATGTGCGGATAAAGTAGTAGCTTTCTTCTGCGTGAATAATAGGTACTAACATCCGGGCATCCACTAAGGCATCTATCCACTTTTTTATTTCAGATACTCGTAAATTTTCATCGTAAGGGAATATTTGAGACTTGAGTAATGCAGCATTACCTTTGATAACTCCGAAATCATCAGCAAAATTCCAACAACCAATAAAGAAAAGACGGCATGGAATTGGTAGTTTACCTATCTTTTCATCTTCCCAAAATTCAGGTTTGATTGTTCTTATTCGTGCCATACAAACATTTTATTAGGTAATACAGATTATATTCTCCACTTTGGGGACACTTTGGAATATGCTCAATGTCCTTAATTACTTCTTTTATACTTTTCATATTAGAATCTCACATTAGTTAGTTGTCTACCTTTGGAGTAAACGGCCCATTTGCCATTGCTTCCATCAACAAGCCTTAAATCAGATACTTCACCGAAGCGTTTGATGTTTCCACATAAATCTACAATCCATCCAACCTCTTTCTGGGGATGTGGACGAATAGCCCGACCAACTATCTGATACCACATAGCAAGTGACATCGTAGGACGGGCCATAACAACCGTATCAAGCTCGGGATAATCAAAACCAGTAGTCAGAACTCCGACATTGGCAACGACCGGGATTTCACCAGATTTGAACGCAGCAAGGATTCTTTCACGAGTAGATTTGGGAGTATCACCCGAAACAATAGCGCATCCGGGAATGGACCACGTAAGCTGTTCGGCTTCTTTCAAGAACCGGGTAAATACCAGTATTCCTTTTCGTTTACCTCCAGCTTTTGGATTCATCAGCCTTTGGACGATATGGACGAGATAACTGTAAAAGTCGATTCGTTCATATTCCTTTTGGATTGATTTATCCGTATAGTCGGCACCAGTAGTGTTCACCCGTAAGTTGAGTTCATTCCATCCCGAAGGATTCATCGGATAGTAATTCAACTTTGCCAAATATCCCATATCTAAGAGAGTTGATACCTGTACATGGTAAATGACCTCTGAAAAGACATGAGGCTTTGTCCGGGTGATGAATTTCAGCATGGAGCCGAAGTCACGTGAGGAAGACAATCTATAAGGAGTTGCCGTCAAGCCAAGAACCTTGCACTTCACTGCATCAAAAAAATCCTTGTACATTCCCTCTTTGGGGTTTACCAAATGGCACTCATCCACAATTATGTTTTTAAAGTGGGTAAATAATTCGGGATGATTCTTCACGCTACCTATGGTGGCGAATGTGATACGGCTTATCTCCTTTGAGTTGAAAGAAGCCGAATAGATGCTACAATCAAGAATACTATATGAGCACAGTTTCTTGAAATTTTGCTCCAAAATTTCTTTACTCGGCTGGAACACTAAGGTATGTCCGTCAAGCCTTGCAGCTATATCCGCTATGATAAGGCTCTTTCCCGAACCCGTAGGCAAGACCATGATAGCATTCGTTTTCTTGGCTTTGTTGTTGAAGAAAGAAACGGCTGCATTAGAGGCTTTCTGTTGGTAATCACGCAGTTGGTACATATCAATCTATAAACTCTGTATTATCATTTACCTGTGCGTCATCACACACCTTAACCGCAACATTTCCATTGGGCTTTAGCCTACATTCTTGAATTTCCCTTGTTTCAATAAGTGTGAAAGAAGCGTGTGTATTGTTAGAGTGCAGGTACTCACCATCCCAAACCCATATTCCACCGTGTATGTCCTTGAATGTACCTATATTGGGATTCAATGTTTGCAGTATCGCTTTGCGACCTACATTGGTCATGGCAACAAATCCGCTATGGGTTGGATTCATTTCTTTTACTTCCTCATATAGAGCGTTGTCAAGTTGCTTTAGCCATAAAAGGAATTTCGGCACTTCCTTGTCTTGGTAATATTTTATTCTTCCTCCCAACAAAGCATAGGGAGTAAAATTGATTATTTTCTTGGATATAAACTCTGCATTGAAATGCTCTCGTTTAATAATCGGCCTTCCTTTTGCAAAATAACCACCTCCAGATACGAACTCTATATTTTCATTTAGCCCTAAGTATGAAATTGGGATATAGACTAAATCCATAAAGTATTCCAACTTTTTGGGCTGTGTCAATTTTGACTTATATACATCTTTATGTTTCTCTTTAAATTCGTTTATCCATGAGTGAAATTTACTTGCCATTCTTGAATACCCGATAACTCGATCTCTGCTTCCATGAGGGCAATAATTATCAAAAGCGACACAATTACCTTTTGCGTACAACTCGCATTTTTCGGGACATTCGCAATAGATAATATGACCGATTGCTTTTTCTGATTTCTTTTGCTTGAATAGCGCATCTGCTGGATTCCATACCCATGCGTCAATTTCTTTCTTCATAATCCTTTCTCCTTCCTAAGTTTCTTATTCAGTGCCTTGTAATACTTAATTAGCTGCTCGTACTCGAAATCAGACATCTTAGAAGTACCGGCAGCTTTCACTTTTAGTAAATCAAATTTCTGTTGTCCGATTTTAGCTATCAAATTCTTTTCGTAATTAATCAAATGGTCTGCGCTAAACCGATTGCACGCTCGGCATTCGGCATGAGCGTTATCTTCGTCAAACCTTGTAGAGAGGTGGCGGCGTGAATGAAAATGACCGCAGTCTGCCTGCTCGAAAGGCTTTATTTCACCACAACTTATGCACTTAAAGAATCTGTAGTTAAAAGGTTTACTATCTCTTAGTCGAATATATAAGCTGAAAACTTTGTCGAGTTTAGCTTTCAAATCCGGCTTCTTCTTTACTGTTATCCCTGCTTTATCAAACAAGGGTAAAGGCTTGTCTTTCTTCTTGGACTTAGTTCTTTTTATGTAATATGGCATTATTTAAACCCCCATTCTTTCATGTAATTAATATTTTCAGGAAATCCTTCTACAGGAACAGGACTAAGGAACTCCTTATCATATCCTAACTTTAAACACCCTTCGTATTCTTTCTTGGAAATTTCGCTTACATTAAAATGCGGTTGGAATCCATACCCCTGAACCCCGAATCCTAAATAGCATTTAAATTTCCTTATTGCCCATTCAATAGCAATGTCTCTATTATAACCATGTTTAGAGAATACTGCCACATATATCTTATTTTGGAAATATCCTGTTTCTGTCAAATCTGGATTGCATCTGATACAGAAGTATTCAATGCGTGAAAGAACTTTCTCGATAAAATCCTCATACTTTTTGCAATCCTCTTTTGCAAGAAACTCTTTGCCATCATTTGCTATGTAGATAGTCTTAGTTATTTCTTTTGCTTTCACATTATTTATTACCAATTAAAAGCCCCGAAGCGTATTCTCCGGGGCATAACCATTATTTACTAACCCATGCCATTTATGTGTGGCTCACATTATTCCATCGGGAACACTATCTGTATGCGCATTACAGAAATATCCATTTGCAACTGAATACTTTCATGTTCCCTTTCCAACCCAAGTTTGTGGAGAAGCCCAGATTTGCACTGGGACGAGTTGCCAAGCTCGCCACATCTAAAGTTGGCATTCCTATTATCGAGTGGTGCGTCTACTGATTCCGCCACTTCTCCATGTTTGCCTACCATATCTTCACAGACCTAGCAGGCAGGTTAACAAAGTTATTCCATATAAGCCATAGAAAACTCTTTCGGGATGAACCGCCCCACCGGAATAGGTTTGGCAGACTCAATAGCCGCATGGATTTCCCTCTTATTAAACTCGTGTCCTTTTTCTTTGGCTTGCTTCTCGCATTCTTCCTCTTTGTTTTTGAGGTAATGAGTAATAAGCATCATTGCCCTATCAACATTGAAGGTGTTCACGACAAAGGTTTGAATCCTTTCTTCTTCATCAAAGGTGATTTTAGTTTCAATTTGATAGAACTTCTTTTCATCCGGCTTGCTTTCTTCGTCCTCCTCTTCTTCCGTTGCTGAATCGCCTAAAAGGAATGTGTCTCTCAATTCTTCGAGGGTAGCATCATCAACTTTACGTTCTTTCAGATTATCGGTAAGAATCACGCAAGAATCAAACTCCTTTGCCATCGTCAGAGTGAAGCCTGACTGATAATTAAGTTCAATATAGTCTCTCAAGATAAGGCAGACATTTTCCAACCCAGTGGCATAGAGCAGGAACTTGTACTTCTTATCGCCTATCTGCGCTTGTGCAAGATAAGGATATAAATAATTATTCTCGTTCTCAAATGCCAAGCGTTTTTGGCTACTGACTTCCACCTCTTTGATACCGTCAGCTTCCATACTGAAACGGATTTTTGCCAATAGGTCTTGGTCTATCAACGTGCCACGTTCAAAGAGGATTTCATGTCGTTCAATGTTTAATGTTTCTCCGGTGTCTTCATCAATGAAAGATTCCTCCCATGTTTTGAGGACACGTTTTGCAAGGTACATATTAAGCATCTTCTTCGGGTCGGATGTCACATACCGGATTTCTGTTTTTCTTGTTTCTACCATAATTAAATAAATTCTTGATTTCTTTGTATTTCCTGCTGAGCGTATATCAGCATTTGATGTTCGTTTGCGGCAGGAAGATAGATACCTGCTTGTGCCGCACTCCAATTACGAAAGCGGTCAATAGATAAGGTCATTTCGCCTGTTGTCAGTTCGGCAGAACTGCGCAAATAGGTTACTTCATTGCCTTTCTTGTTGACCATCTTACGTTCAAATAAATCACGGTTGCAAGTCCGCTTGTAGAAATCAATTTTAGCTTCGTCCAGACTGCAACCGTATTCGCTACCGAAGTACCCTAAAAGCAGATGCAGGTAAGAGTTTTGGGCAAGCGTTCGGTTGGGCAGTTTCTTTTTTACTTCCACCACCGCACGCTCCTTGAACAGCTTGTTTACATACTCCTTGAACTTGGGCACTTGGTATTCATTCTTCAAGTCGAAAATCATACACTAAAAAGGCAAATCGTCCTTTGCATTACCATTCGCATCAACCGGTGGTGGGAAGTTTTGCGGTTGCTGATAAGTTGGCTGTGGTGTGGGCTGCTGAACAGGCTGTTGTACAGGTGGAGCTTGGGCGGATTGCGATACACCGCCGCGCGCTTCTATTTTGTAGCACCAAATGGACGCCATGCGTTTAAACTCTCCATCCATATTCGTCCAAGAACGCCCTTTTAGAGCGAATGATACAATAACAACATCACCATTGTTAAAACGGCCAAGTTCTGCACATTTATCACCAGTAAACTCTAAAGGAATAATATTTTCATACTCGCTACGCTCACCCGTATAAGGGTCATAGGACGTAGCGTCTAAAATAAATTCCCGTTTGATAAATGGAGAACCACCGTTTTTCGATGGAATTTGGACGGTTTGCCCGATTTCAATTATTCTTCCGGTTATCTGATTTGCCATTAGTTCTCTCCTCCAAAAATCTTTTTATCGGTGATTAATTCTCTGTTTTCTTCCAAGAACCGGATAAACTCCTCACAGTGCTCCGTAAGAATAGGAATATCACGTTCAGGATTGAAAACGTATGTTTCTGTATAGGTATCTACCACATAACCGCCTTTATTAAACTCTACGATGTTGTACTCAAATGTCCGCACATCAGAACCGCTCTGCATAAGAGCGTATGGATAAACCAAATGCTGGTGGTGGTCTTTGAACTTCCCTACGGTATAGCTGCCGGTTGTTTTCAAATCATTCACCGTTGTAGGCATAAGGTAGTCTATCAATCCATAAACAAGAACATTACCGTAGGCAGTTGGCAGGATAGCTTCTACTCGCTGTTGGGTTAAACCTCCCTTGTAATAGTCTGTTAATTCCCGACAAAGAGAAATAGGGAAAGTAAACTCTCTTTCGTGATAGATAGCTTTCAGTGCAATAACTTCCTTCGTTTCTTCCTCATCATAATAAAGAGGTTTCCCTATTTCATCACATGCACCAAATCGTTCTACTTTATAGACACGTTCAATTTGCATGATTTCAGATTTTCTTTTCTCTATCATGCAATCAATGATTTCATTCAGTGCCGTTCCTTTGTCGGCCGCTTCACTGTCGAAAGGTTTACGATTGATACAGTTTATCAGTTCTTGAAACAGTTGCTCGTGAAACTCTTCGGGGGTATGGGGAGGATTTTCACTCCATCCCCAATACTTATCCCAAATCACATCACTATTCAGATACCCCCAAAAGGCGTCTAAAAGTGTTGCATATATGCGGTAATTAGGCTGCTGCATCTGAATAAGTTTTAGTTTCTTTATCAAAGACCAGCCCCAAAGCCTTCACCTTTGAAGCAAACAAGCTTCTCGCCATCATTAAAGAACTACCAACGTGTTCAAATTCATTGATGTGAGAAGCAAATTCATTAGCAGAATTGGCATCGGTGATAAATTCAATACTCTCTTTGATTTCTTCTATCACCTTATCGTATTTCTCTTGTGCTTCTTTCTTGGCGGCAAGCATACCCAAATACGAATTGATTATTCTGGTAGTGATAAAGTCGTTTTTGGCAGTCGGATTGCCATTCTTGTCAAGGATGGTAGGAACCTCCATCACTGAAGGAAGATTGCAAGTGTTCTTACCGTCATTTCTTGAAGTAGGATCAAAAGTTATAGTGCGTCTCTGTATGCCTCTCTCGCTCTTCATTTCGAGATAACCGAGCAAATCCAGTTCAGTAACGATGGAGTTGTAGGACTTCTCACGCAAAGCAGGAATAAATACTGTATCATCACCTTCTTTTCTCGTATCACGGTGAGCGACAAAAATAATATGCTTATTCAGACTTGAGAGTGTTCTTGCCATCCATGAAAACTCAGCATTAATACCACTCCAATCCCTGATAGACGGTTGCCGGCTGCCACATTTATAAGTAATAATGAAATCCATCATCTTACCAATGGTATCTACTACCATTGTCTGATAAGCCGATAAATCTTCTTGCAAAACCTGTTGAACATCATTCCATGAAGTGACCTGTACGGTATCTATGTTTTCCAGATGCGCCATATTCATACGTTTAACACCATTATCAAAGTCTAATAACAAAGGCTTCGGAGCACTCAATGCTACTGTACTCTTTCCCATACCTGCTTGACCGTAAATCATCATCTTTACGGTGGTGGGGATTACTAATTCATTCGATTTCTTAATTAAGGACATAATCATAAAATTTAAAGGGTTATTTACTAATTTCTTTCATTTCAGCTTTCGCCAGTGGAGACAACGTTTTCATATAATTACACTTGAAAGCTGCCGCATCCAGTTCAACTACATTGTATCGAACACCTGAGCGCACCTTTCCATCGGCATCCTTGTACCTCTTTACAATGCCTTCTTTGACCCATTTTGCAACATTCCCCTTTCCATAAGAAATGTGAGCTTGATTTTGGGTTATAAATTTGGGCTCTTTGAACGAATCAATGCGTTCTTCCTTTCTACCTAATCCCTTAGCGTAGTCCACCAGTTTAAATAAAACTTCCTCCGGCATCTGTATTATCATAAGACCTCCTTATTCTTTCTGTTCGTTCCACTCTCGTTCTTCTTCCTTTTCTCATATCGCCTTGTTCGTGATAAAGCGAAAAAGAAAACACACATAATAGACAGCAGGCAACCACCATACGGCCAATGGGTGAAAAGTTCATCGTTAAATTTATACCCGATATTCTCTCAAACACAAGCGTTGCAAGCTCTCTCCCGTTCCTTAATTGAAGAACCTCAAATGCTTTTTGTAGTTGGTTGTTTATCGTGCTAACCGCCCGGCATTTGAGATCAGCAATTTCTTTCTTTTCATACCCTTGTGCGTACATCCGTGCTGTAATCTCGCATTCGGGTGTTAGTTCAGTTAATACTCTTTCCATAATCGTGTAAATTAGACCACTACTTAGTCATGTTATTGACGATATACATAGAATTGGTGTACTTATTCTTCGAAATGGTATATACATTCTTACCACCCGGAGCTATGTAGATTGTAACTTTACCAGTGGAAAAACGGAAAGTCGTATGTCTCACTTTTACAGGGGCATGATTTTTCTGCCTTGCGGGAATGTCTATCTTTGCCGGCTCAACAAAGAGACAGACACCGGAATGGAAACAAAGAGCCAAAATTTAAAAGA